CCAAGTTATCTAGATTTCGACGTTTGTTGTTACAATCGATGTCCTATTCTCCCCCTATTTCCCCTGAACAATTTGTTGAGATGTATAAGGGTCGGAAGAAGACAATTTATGGTAACAACTTACCCGAGTTCTATGAAGCTGGTGTTCTCAAGAAGCACGCTGTTAGTGTTGCTTTCGTGAAGTGTGAGAAGGTAAATGAATTGAAAGCTCCAAGATGCATACAACCTAGACACCCAGTGTATAACATTGGGCTGGGGTTGTATGTCAAACCACTAGAACACAAGATATACAGAGGTATATCAAAGGTTTTTGGTGATGACGTTGTGGTTGTTAAAGGCTTCAACGTTAGGGAAGTAGCAGAAATACTGGAGGCTAAATGGGATTCATTTAATGATCCAATAGCCGTCGGTCTTGACGCTACAAAGTTTGACATGCATGTGTGTGAAGGCATGCTAGCATGGGAACATTCAATTTACAATGCCTTTTATAAACAAGACCCCATTCTTAAACGCATCCTCAAGATGCAGGTGTACAACACCGGAATGGGTTTTTGTGATGACGGGAAATTAACATACAAGGTGGTAGGCCGGAGGTTTAGTGGGGACATGAATACCTCACTGGGCAACTGTCTTATCATGTGTGCGTTAGTTTGGACTTACGCGCAGGAGAGAGGGGTCAATATCAAACTAATGAACAATGGTGATGACTGCCAAGTGATAATGGAACGGGTGGACTATTTGAAGTTCACTCGTGGGCTATCATCTTGGTTTCTAGCCATGGGTTTTAGAATGGTGATTGAGCCACCTGTGATTGAGTTGAGTCAGGTTGAGTTTTGTCAAATGAGGTTGGTGCATACTAGCATTGGACCAGTGATGGTACGCAATGTACATACTGCCCGTGAAAAAGACAGTATGTGCATTATGCCAATCACAAGCGAAAAAATGTTCAAGAAATGGCTTTACGCTGTTGGTGAATGTGGATTGGCTTTGTGTAGTGGTGTGCCAGTCATGCAAGCCATGTACCAATCATATATGAGGAATGGGGTTCCAAGCCGAATGGGCGATGCACTAGCCATGCGTAGTGGCATGAGATTGCTCGCCAAGGGGTTGGAAACAAAGAGCGCTGAGATTACCACTCAAGCGCGTGTCGATGTGTTTACAGCGTGGGATATCACTCCATGTGAACAGATGCTCATTGAGGAATATTTTTCGAATATGACTTATCAGTATGACACGCGTGTAATTGATGATCTCCTCTGTTGCCTCTCCCCTCACTTATAGACGATACTGTGGACCCTACTGGTCTGACGGCAAGGTTCAGACCAGTGTTGCTAGTGGCCGTCCGGCAACTGATGAATTTGATGAGACGTGTAAACAGCATGATGCTGAATACGCTTTCAAATCAGATTTGTTGGCTGCTGATCAACGGTTTTACCAGCAAAATATTGGAAAAGGGTATTTGCGCTCACTCGCTGCACTGGTGGTGGGTGGTCAATCGCTATTGCGTAGTGCTAATATCTTATCCAGGTCCCCTGTAATCATGACAAAAACTAAAACAGCCAAACTCAGAGGTGGGA